AAAAATATTGAAGATTTTGAAAAAGAAATGAAACAAAACACAGAGGATATTAAAAAAGCTAATGAAGATTTAACAGCAGCGTTGAAAAAGAATGAGGAGTTGGAAGGCAAAATCAACAAGGCTAATGAAGATCTTGAAAATATGGGTAAAGCATTAGATGAAGTTATGAAAAAAGGTGTACCTAGTCCTGAAACGGAAGAAAAAAAAGCAAACATTGCTTTTGAAAAATATTTGAGAACTGGAGACAAAGAAATCGAGGGATTAGAAAAAGCCGCAATAGGAACAGGACAGGCAACAGTATTAATTCCAACTATATTGTCAAATGAAATACTGAAAGAAACTAAAGAAGTTTCAAATTTCCTAATGAATGGAAAGATTTATCAAGGTAGTGGTGACTATATAAAAATACCTGTCAGAAATGATATAACTCCAGCCAATCAAATTGTTAAAGAGGGTCAAGGGAACACACAGGACGGAACATTAGCGTACACACATAAAGAATTAAGAGCAGGATACAGACAGGTTAGATATCCAATTACTGATGAGCTGGTGCAGGACAGTGCGTTTGACATGGTAGGAGAACTTAAAGAGGCAATATCAGAAGAATTCGGACAGACTTTATCTGATTTAACTGTAAAAGGAACATACAATGCTTCAACAGAACAATTTATTGAAGGATTTTTAACAAATACAGCGATAACAGGTGCAGCTATTACGTCAGCAACAACTAAAAAAGTAACAGCAGATGACTTAGTGAAACTGGAAACAGGAATGAAAGCAAGTTACAGACAAGGGGCAGCTTACTTTGTTTCTCCTAAACTCTATGAAGAAATGAAATTATGGAAAGACGCTGATGGAAGATTTTTATGGGCTAACATCATAGAGGGAGCAACAATGAAATTCAATGGATACCCAGTATATGTCGAAGAGTTCCTTGAAGACATAGATACTGGAAAATATCCAGCTGTATTTTGTGACTTTAAAAAAGGTTATGCTTATTACTTGAAAAAAGGATTTGAGCAGGAACTACACAGAAACGTGAATGAAAGAACAACAGAATACTACACAAGAATCAGAATAGGTGGAGGAGTAATAAGACCTAAGGCGTTCTCTGTACTAAAAGTAAAATAGAGGTGATTTGAATGTTAATCACAATTGAAGACTATAAAAAAATAACGGGTAAGACCTTAGCTGATGAAAAATTAGCTAAGGTTGAAACTTTGTTAAAGTCAGTTGTTAGTTACATTGAAAATATACTTGGATACGAGCTTGAAGAACATGAAGTTGTTGAATTTTATCCGTATATGAAAAATATATATTTAAATCATAGACCAGTCATAAAAGTTACAAATGTTTTTATATCAGGAGAAAGTGACAAAGAAATGCGTAATTTTAGGTATGGCAGAAGTTCAAATTTTATAACTCTTATAAAATACAGAGAATGTCCGTGCTGTTACAAGCAAGAAAAAGAGGTTGAAATAACTTATACAGCAGGATATAAAGAACTCCCTGACTGGCTTAAATTTGAAATTGTCGGACTTGTAGATGACTTTATAAATAGTTTTGATGAAGAAATAAGTAAATATACAAGCTACAAGATAGATGACATAGCTTATTCAATGAGAGATATGCTGACAACTAGGAACGATAAGCTGAATAACATAGCGAGGTTGATATATGGCTAGTATAGTTGAAGAGTTAGGAGATTTGGAAAAGCTGCAAAAGGAGCTGGAGTATTTACAGACACATGCTGTAAAAGTTGGAGTATTAGGAAATGGCAGTGCTGATGGAGTTTCTGTACAGGACTATGCGATATTTAATGAATATGGAACAAGCCATATTCCAAAAAGACCATTTTTCAGATTATCTGTTGGAACTGAAAATGCACAGAACAGAATTAAAGAATATATGAACATGCAGATTGAAATGATTATACAGGGAGAAATTTCAGGGCAAGAAGCATATGAAAATTTGGGCGAATTTGTTGTTCAGAAGATAAAGAAAACAATAATGAGTGGGAATTTTGCAGCACTTAATCTAAAAACTATTAAAATAAGACAAAGAAAAGGCAATAACTCAACAAAACCACTTATGGATACTCACTCACTTTATGAATCAATTAAATATGAAATTGTAGGTGTATAGAATGGCACATAAGACATTTATTCCTAAACGTTTTTTTAGCAATTGCAAAATAACAAATAAAGCTAAAGAATGGATTGATTCGGAACTGATAGAAAAAAACAAAACTAAAGAGTTTGAAGGTGCTGTATTTAACTTAGGCAGACAGGATATAAAAATGCTAACAGACCAGGGAATACAGGTTACACTGGATTCTAAAAAAATATACTGTTATATAGACATTGACTTAAAAGAAACGATTGAAATTGATAACAACAAGTATGTAGTCACAACTATGAGACATTATATGAAACATGACCAGTTAAGAATTTATTATATCGAGAGGGTTCAGGAATGAAAAACGAAAAACTAAGAAAATTATTAGCTAGTTTTGTTGATTTTCAGATTATCCGTGATGATCATATGGCTAAAAAGCCGACTGAATGTGCTGTAATGCACACAATAAGTTTGACAAAATCAGTTTATAGTGCTTACAGAACAGTCGAAACAACGGAAGATAATATTAAGGAACAGGCAACAAGACTTGTTTTTGCTTATTTTCAAATTGATTTTTATGCTCCAACACAGGCAAGGGCAGAAGAAATGGCAAATGAATTGCTTGAAGTAATAGTCTTTAAAAAAAGGCACGAACTTGTCAGAAATGGATTTGGATTAAGTGATGATGAGATAGAAATAAAAGACTTGACTTTCCTTGAGGGCAGTCAATATATTTACAGATTTAGTTTTGATGTGGAAATGAACTGGCGTGAAACAAGTGAAAGAATAAGAGAATTAATAAAAGATGTAAAAGTGGAGGTAGAAAATGGCTAGGAAAAAAGTAAAAGTAGTAGTAAATAGACCTAGAAAGCCTTTGGTAATGGGCGATTTTAGTAAAATTTTATTTATCACGAAAGAGGCAGACAAGGACTATAAAAGATATACAACTTTAAAGGAAGTAGAGACTGATTTCGGAAACACTTCTTTGATGTATAAAGGAATAAATACATTCCTTTCGCAAGAAGATTTTGACGGTAATAGATTACAGCCTGAACAGTGGTACTGTGTAGGTAAGACAACGCCAAATGAGGCATTCCTTAACAGTTTGCCTGAGGGCGAATTCTATGGGGTAGTTGTAGCGTTCTATGACAAGGCATTTATAGCTTTGTTATCAAAATATCTGACTAGAACTGGGAAATTTGGAGTAGTCCTTAATACTGATGGAGATAAGACCCCAGCCAATATAAGGGAAAGCAAAAGAATATATTACATGTTTGGAACAGAGGGAAAAGATAATCTTGACATCTTTGGATTGCCAGCATGGACATTTGTCCAGGGGATAAATGGAAGATGGTCGGACAGAAGAATACTGGGGGTAGAACCGAGCTGTAATGATACAACTAAGTCAGCTAAACTTGATGAACTATTTATAAACTACACAGAAAGCAGAGTTGGATTTAACGCTGTAACAAGTGGGTCATGGTGTGCTGATGGAATTACACATGCAGACCAAACTATTAAAATAGACGCAATAACTCATGCAGTCGATACTAACTTACATAGGCTCTTAATAATGCGTAAAAATACAACAATGGATTCAGACGGAATTCCAAGTATTGAGGACATGTTAATTAGAGCTATGACAGAATTAGGAAAGCAGGGAGCATTTGCGAAGAGTAACAATGGAGAATACTTATTTAAAGTTACCGTTCCAAATATAGAAGATACATCAGCAACTACAGGATTAACTGTAGACGATTATATAAACAGAGTGCTAAGAAATGTAAAGATTAACTTTACATTATCAACAGAAATCGAAGAAATAGATGTTGAGTTGGTGTGGCACGATGAACCAATAACAGTTTAGGAGGTAGAAAATGGGTAATAATTTTTTAGAAAAATCAGTTGATTTAAGTAAAGTGGATTTAATTATAACTTTCCCGGGAATAGGAACTTATATGATAAAAGAAGCTAAAGAGATTAATAACAATCCAACTGAAGATTCGCATACAATGGGAGACCCTGATATCAAGGGGAATGTTCCAACAATTCAGACAAGAGTAACAAAAAGGGAAATTAAAGTTACAACAGTAAAAGGATCAGACGATGACATTTTTTTAACTAAATGTAATAAAAATCCTGATGGGAAATTAGGAACATTAACATATATAGATAATACAGGAATGAACAAGGTAGTTGGAATAGGTTCAGGAGTATCTGTACAAAAAGGTGGAGAAAGAAAAAATAATACTAAAGATATTGAGATTGAATTTACAGTACAGGCTGCAAAATATGAAGAACAGGTATAGGAGGATATAAAAAATGGAAGACAAAAGAACAGAAACAATTGAGGAAACAAAAGAACAAAATAACGTATTTATTGATGAAATGGGAAGACTTAATATAAAAGGTCAGGAAATATATATCAATGAGGACGGAGATACAAAAGAAGTAGATTTCAGGCTAACTAAACCGCAAAATACACAGATGTATCAGAAAGCATATTTAGATTTAGTTGCAAAATATGATTATTTAACTTTCGCTGGAATATTATTGCCAAAAATGGTTGAAAAACCAGTTGAAGCAAGAAAAGTAGACTTTTTCGAACATGATACTGAAGCTCTTGTTGAGATATGTGAGGTTATAGTTGACTACATGGGAAAGTCGAAAGAGAAGAAGAAAAGAAAATTAAACATGAAATTGAAATAGCAGGAGATGACTATGAAAATCCATTAGTCAAAGCAAAATGGGAATTCATAGTCAGGAATGAAATTAAAGACCCTAACGTTGTTCTTGATATGAGCAATGTTAGGTTCTTTCAATGGATACAGGCTATCAATGATTTTGGTAAAAAGGAGTAATTAACATGGCAGGTAAAAATAAATTAGAGATTTTAATTAATGCAAAATCAAATGTAGACAGTGCAATAAATAAGATTAGAGGAAAAATGAGAAGTATTTTACCTGTTGCCGACAATGTTGAAAAGAAAGTTGGAAACATTGGAAATAATATACATGGTAGTGGAATACAAAAACTTAGAAGTAAGATGGTAAGTGTCCTGCCAACAGTTGGCAAGGTAAATGGAGTTATTTCAAGACTTGGAAATAAAATAAATGCTAATGGTGTCAACAATCTAATTAATAGACTGGATAGAATTCCTTTTGTAGGAAAAAAGATTTCAGGAGTTTTTGACAAAACAAGGGACAAAATTAATAGAATTATTTTTTCAGCAAATCCGCTTGCTAACTCTTTTAAGGCAGTTGGAAAGGCAGTGCAGAATGCTTTTAAAGCTGGAATTCTTAGTAAGTTTACAGGAGCCATGAAAAAAGTCGGAAGTGGAGTTAAAAGTTTAGCTGGAAAATTCAATTTTTTAAAAAGTAATATAGCAAAATTAGCTGGAATGGTAGGTATTGTAGTTTCTTTAGGTGCAGCAGTTAACTTTGTTAAAGAATCCGTTAGTGCTTATAAATTGCAATCACAAAGCGAACAAAAATTACAGTCTAATATCCAGATAGTAGGAGCTTATAAGAAAAATCCTAACACTATGAACAAAGTATTTGAGGAATTTAAAGGAGAAGCAAGCAGAATTCAAAGTAAAGGTGTGTACGGAGATGAATTAGTTATGGCTGGACAGGCACAGTTGTCAACATTCCAGCTGACTAACAAAGAGATTAATATGCTAATGCCTAAAATCGCCGATATAGTTGCTAACCAAAAAGGAATGAATGGAACTGCCGAGGACTTTTATGGAACAGCTAACATGATAGGAAAAGCAATGAGTACTGGACAATTAGCCGCATTGAGAAAAGTTGGAATTGCGTTAACAGATAATGAGGCAAAGCAATTCAAGTCTTTAAATACTGCTCAAAGGGCGGCGATGATGCAACAGATACTAGAAAGAAATGTCGGTAATGTAAATGAAGCATTAGCAAATACTCCTGAGGGTAAAATACAACAGGCTAAAAACTTATGGGGCGACATGCAGGAAGAAATAGGAAAAGCCGCGATTCAGATTGGTGGAAAACTAGCTCCTGGAATAACTGCAATGATACCTTATGTCCAGCAGTTCGGTATTCAGCTTGTGGAAAACTTAAGTAAAGGCTTTGATGTAGTTACGCAGTTGTTTTCCAAATTGAATTTTGCTCCTTTATTGGGTCCACTTGCAACTCTTGGAAATACAATCATGGGTATATTTAATTCTGTGAGCGGAGGAAAAGGGCTGACAGATGGATTTGCAGGAGCATTAAACGGATTAATTGCTTTTGGTGGAACGGTTGCAGGAGTAATTAACGGAGCTTTGCAAGGAATTAATTTTGAGCAAGTAGGACAGATAATAGGAAATATAGGAAATGCTTTTTCTACATTATTTCAGACTATTGACTTTGGAAGTATAGGAAATCTGTTTGGAATGACATTTAATATAATAATGCAGGCATTAACTATGATAACACCTTTACTCGCACCAATTATGCAGACAATAGGAATGATAGTTAATTATGTTATTCAAGTTGCAACGGCAATAATGCCGATTATAGGAATAATAATTCAAATAGGAGTGGTATTGCTCGGAATAATAGTTCCCGTTGTACAGGTAGTAATAGGAATATTTATAGGAATGTCTTCAACAATAGTTGGCGTATTTTCAGCAATTATCGGGGTTGTTGCAAGTATAATGAGCGGCATTTTAGGAGTTGTTTCAGGAGTAATAAATGCTATAGGTGGAGTAATAAATCAGATAGCCGTGTTCTTTACTAATGCTTTTAACAAGGCAAAGAGCGTGGCACAGAGTGCTATAAATGGCATTAAAGGATTTATTGATGGATTGTTTGGAAAAATAGGCGAACTTGGCGGAAAAATTTCCAATGCTGTATCTAAATTCAATATTTTTAAAGGATTTGGAATAGGAAAAAGTTATATTGGAGCTAAATCCTGGAGAGGTGGACTGACTACAGTAGCTGAAAAAGGTGCGGAAATGATTAAACTTCCAGGCGGTCAGCAGTTCTTAGCAGGACAGGAAATGCTGATGAATTTGCCGCAGGGAACAGAAATTTCCACAGCTGAAACAACAAGAGGAATACTTGAAGATGGACTAAGTGGGATGAAAAAGACATTTAGTGCAAATGGTAAGGCTTCAACAACTAACAATTCAACAACGAATAAAGGCAACAACAATAAATATGTATTTTCTCCAACAATTGTTATTGAAAACACAGGAGAAAATGGCAACGAACTTGAAAAAAAGGTCAAGAAAATTTTGAGAGAATTTTTTGACGACAGTTTTGCAATGATGGGAGGTTAGAGCAATGGATTTTAGCAATTTAAACGCAATGAAAAACAGCTCATTAGGTAAAATGGCATATAACAAAGCTAAAGAAAAAGGATTTAGTTTAGGTCTGAACAGTTTTCTGGGTACAGCAGGAGCTGGTGTGTATGGAGTTGCTCTTGCTTATTCGGATCAAGCGAATAGTTTTTTTCAAAATAGATTCGGCTTTAAACTCTTTGAAGACGCTGACAGATGTAAAATAAATGATATTCCGCTTGAATGGGTACATATAACAAGCGATGACAGAAGTAGCAGCGTCAAAACACACTCACTCGAAGACAGGGATAGCACATTGATAAGTAGCAATGTGTCGCATGGAAATAGAAAATATAATATTTCTGTTCTACTTACTCAAATTGGGACTGAAAATCCTGAAGCGGTGTATGCTGAAATAGTGGAACTGTGGCAGAAAAAGGAACTATGTACAATTTCAACAAATGAAACAATAGAAGATATGATAATCACTAAAGTTTCAAGGAACTATGAACATCAGACGGCTATAAAATTTGAAATAGACTTTGAAGTTCTTGAATTTGCTTATCTGATGAAAAAAGGTCAAGTACTTGAATCTGAAAAAACTATTTTAAAAGAAGAACAGAAAACAGGAGTAGTAGGAACGAAAAACAGTGGCTTTGATTTTTGGGGGTTTCTGAAATGAGAATAGAAATAGATAAAAATAAAATTCCTTATGTCTTTACATTTAAAAGTGGCAGCGAAATTTATTTGCTTAGAATAAAGCATTTTAAGACTAATGATTGTATTTACATTGACATAATGGACGAAGACGGAGAAATATTACTTGAAAATGAAAAACTTATCTGTGGAAGACCATTGGGCTGGTTTATGCTGGAAGATGACAACAAAAATATAAATAATGATTTTATTAACTGCTATATAGTTCCTCTTGCACAGGATAATAAAGAAATTCCAGTCACTTTTGAGAACTTCTGTGAAACTGTATTTCTTGAATACTTTGAGATAGAAGAGGATGAAGAAGATGTTGAATAAACTATTTTTAGAAAGAACTGAAATAAAGATTGAAACAGATGATGGAGATTTGAATTTTGTCTTTCCAAAAGATTTCAACTTAACAGATCCGCAAATAATTAACGGAGTAGAAATAAAATGGAACTATAAATCCGTTAATGAAGAACCAAATGAATTTAACATTGAAATATACGGTTTGACAAACACTACAATAGCTAAAATCAAGCTTAAAAACGATGTCAGACTTGTTGCAGGGTATGGAGCAGATATTGGAGAGGTAGCAAGTGGAATAATTACTAAAAAAGAAGTTGAAAAAGGAACTTTAAAGCTTAAATGCCGAGAAGTTCCAGCCGATTTTAGAAAGCTTGTAAGCTCCGCATATGCTCCTGGCACTAATGCAAGTACAATAATCAATGACTTGGCTAGTAAATGCGGATTTACTGTAAAGCAATGTGAATTAAAGACCGATAAGGTCTACAGCATAGGCGAAAGCATTCTAGGCAGTGGTTTATATGAAATAAGTCAGATTGTCAAGGATTGTAACAGTCAAATGACAACAAAGAATGATTTTATTTATATTTATCATGATGAAGTTGAAACCGAAAAAATTATTAAATTGAGCTATCAGAGCGGACTACTGGAAGAGCCTAAACCTCAAAATGTTGAAGAAATAAGCTATAAAGTTGAAAAAGAAAACAAAGGAAAAACTTCAAAAACTGGAAAATCTAAAAAAGGAAGTAAGAAATCCTCGAAAAAAGGGGGTAAAAATGGCAAAAAAGGAAAAGACAAAGGCAACAAAAAATAATAAAAAGGAAGAAAAAAATAAAAAGTACTCGAAAAAGGCTAAGGAAGATAAAAAAACTAAAAAAACAGAGAAAAAAGAAGAACTTAAATATGACTATGAGGTCAAATGTTTATTGATTTATCAGCTAAAAAAAGGCGATTTAATAGAACTTATAAGCAATGAAATATCTACAATATGTCAGATTGTTGAAATATCTGACATAAGCGACTTTATAATGACTTTAAAAGTAAGAGTAGTCAATAACTCTTCAGATGTTAAGAAAAACAACGCTGAAATAAAGCAAATCGAAAAGTCTGAAAATAAAAAAGGAAAAACTGTTCAGACAAAAAGAAAGAAAGGAAAAAAGTAAAATAATGGAAGAATATTTAAAAGCTATGCTCGGAAGAATAGATACGTCCATTATAGCTAAAATAACAAAAGTGTATTCAAATGGCTTTGTAGATGTCGAGCCTGTCGCTGAATATAAGGAAGTTAATTTGCCCCCTATTTTGCATGTTCCGATGTGTCAGATTGGAAACAGGAACATAAATATCAAGTTAAATTTTAAGGCTGGAGATATTGTTCCGCTGCTTATATGTAGTAGGGATATAAGCGGATATATTACTAAAGAAACTAGCATTGTTAATACTAATAAAAGGCATAATCTGACAAACGCTATTGCTTTACCAATTTTAATTTCTACTGATCCGAATGCTGTGGATATTCCTGAAAGCATAGAAATAAACGGCGACGTTATTTTAAATGGTAATTTAACTGTAAACGGAAATACTGAAATTACTGGAAAATTAAAAGTTGGAAGTATTAAGAGCGGACCGATTAAAGCGGAAAGCGTTGATACTGATAGTGGAGTGAGCAAAGGCGGAACTCCTTATATACATCCGTAGGAGTGTGATTTATGGATATAAAATTGAATAATGCAACTGGAGAAATATATGTTGAAAATGGAGATGTACAGTTTTTTCAAGTCAGAGAAAAGTATTTTGAAGTTATACAGCAGATAGTCTTAATGTTGCATATAAGAGAGGGAGAGCTGGACTATGATACAGAATATGGTTTGAACTTTGAAAAGCTCTTTGGAACACATGGAAATGAAAATGAAGTGATAGAGCATATAAGAAATAAAATTTACAACAATTTTAAGGATTATTTGAAAAGTTGCTTTGTTGAAGTCTATGAGTTTGAAAATAGGAAATTGAAACTAAACATAGGGCTTGTATTTGCTGATAATGAAAAAATGCTAATGGAGGGAGTTGGTATAGGTTGGCGAGAATAACTGTTAATACAGTACAGGACAATATGAATATATTGAATAATGAACTTAAATCATTACTGAAAGATGACTATTCTAATGATAAGCGGAGTGCATGGTTTATGCTTATGTTTCCTGTTGCTAGACTTATGAGAGTTAAGATGGAACGTCAGCAGATACAGGCAGATAAAATGAATTTGCTGAACTGTGAGGGAATAGAAATAGATGAACATCTTTCAAATAGTCCATTTTTCTTTAAAAGAAAACAGGAAAGTAAGGCAACGGTAAATATTGAATTAATTGGAGGATTAAATGTTCCTCTTGAAATAGGAGATGTAATCGTTGAAGCAAATGACGGAACAAGATATACACTTTCGGAAAATGGAACACTGAATAATAAGACAACTTTTAAATTTGAATGTGATATTGCAGGAGAACAAGGAAACAAGGAAATAGGTAGCATTATAAAGCTTGTTAAAGTTGTTAATGGCGTATACGACTTTAAACAAAATGAAGTTGCAGCGGGAGGACAGGAACAGGAAACAGATAATGCTTATATAGAACGTTGGTTTTTAAGCAGAAACGAAAGTGAATGGAATTTGGATGGAATAAGAGCAGAGATTTTAAAGCAAGAAGGTGTCAAATCTGTCTATGCTGATGAAAATAAGACAATGACAGTTGACAGTAAAGGATTAGAGCCTAAATCAATCGTTTTAATAGTAGACGGTGGAAGAAATGAGGATATAGCAAAAGCAATATGGAAGAAAAAGGATCAGGCTATTCAAATGAATGGAGATACAGTTGTAACTGTCAAGGATAATCAGGGAATAGACAGGGAAGTGAGATTTTATAGACCGAAAAAAAGAGAAATACAGGTAAAAATTGAATTCCAAAAAGCTGATGGAGTAAATATTCTTGAAGAAAATTTGAGAGACATTGTCAAGGAATACATAAAATCTGTAAAAGTAGGGGAGTATATAACTTCTTATAAGTGCGAGAGCGAATTTATAAGAACAGTGTATTCCGCTGAAAAGCTTTTAAATATAGATGTTTCTTTTAAGCTGAAAGAGACATCAGGGAATAATTTTCAAAAAGTATTAAAATTAGGCTTTAACGAGGTGGCGGAGTATGCAGAATAATTATGATTATTTACTGTCTAAATGCCCTTGGTGGCTTAAAAAGAACGAAAATATACAGGCGTTTTTTAAAGCTGTAGCAAAACTTTTTGATGAAATTGATAACATTTATAATTTGCTGGAGAAACAGCATTTAATAAATTATGCGACAGGAGAGTTTTTAGACGACTTAGGCATTAAATTTAACGTCAGCAGAAACGGACAAACCGATGACAGATACAGGAACAGAATTAAACTGGCAATGAGAAAATATAAGCTGATTCCAAACTTAGAAACAATAAGTAATATTGGCGAAATGTTTACAGGAATAACTCCAGTTATCGAATTAAATACTAATAACGAATATGCACTTTATGATGTCAAATTTGTAAGTGACAGAGATTATGATTATTCTTTGATTGACGAACTTGACTTAAATAGTATTGTTGGCGGCGGAGTTAAAGTAAATACTTCAAAATGTTTGGATAACTACATAGTTGGAATGAGATTTGGAAGTAAATCATTAGGACAGAATGTAATTAAAAATGAAGTTAAGAGAAATCCTGTTTGTAATTTCTCTTATTCCACATTTGGAAGATTTGGAAGAAATAATCTAGGTCAATTTGATTTAGGAAAAGATAATATGATTAATTTAAAATAAGGAGGTAACATGGCTAAATTAACGAAATTTAAGGCACAACAAGTTGAATTTCCAACTCACTATAAAGTGGAAGATACAAATAGAGGAGATGCTAAGATTAAAAATATAATTCCGGCTTTTGGAACTATAAGAGAAAACGGAACTCCTGAAACTGAGGAAATATACAATGGATTGCAGCTTGGAAATGTGCATACATTACAGGCAAATAAAACAACAAATTTGAATATAGATTACTATGTTTGTAACTTAGATGGTTTGACAGAATTTGGAATGAACAATGATTTGAAATTAAGGATTAATGTTGATGCTAAAAACACAAATACAACAACAAAATTAAGGCTAAATAATGTTGATTACACGTTGCTAAAAGAATATAACGGAACTTTAAAGCAGATAGAGGCTGGAGACTTTAAACCTAATAAGTCATATGAAATGGCATACAACGGAAATCAGTTTGTAATAATCAATATTACGGAATTTGGAACAGAAACAGACACAGTTTTAGAGGGAAAAAGACTGGCAGAAATAATAGGATTAGAGTACGGCGGAAATATCCAGGATACAGGGTCGAAAGTCACAGGGAAATTTTACTATGACAAGGCTTTGAAATATTATTATGAGTGCATTGCTAACAATAATTTAACATACAATGACGGCTCTAAATTTAGGGCAATAAGCAATAAGCCACTTTCGGATAGATTAGAAAATTTGTATGAAAGTGAGAGTCAAAGAATTCAAGTGGCAAATGGCGATGTAATTTTTACAAGAAAAGGGAAAACTGTGACTGTAATGGTTAGATTGCAAAATGACGGAAATAACATCACATTTCATGAAAATCAGCAACTGTTGGAAATTCCTGTGAAATTTCGTCCAACTTATCAAAGTTATGGATTTGAAGCTGCACTTGCTTCTTCTTCACTCACTCCAGGATTTAACGGGGCGACTAGAATGCAGATAAATCCAACTAACATCACAATATGGGGAGCGCATCTTGGAAGATTTAATGTGTTAAAAGGGTCAGCAACGTATTTTATAGATTAGTATTTTTAACAATCATGTGAAAATAAAATAAAAAATATAGGAGGTAAATCATGATAATTTACATTTACGATAAAAACACATTAGAGCTAATAGCTCAACCAATGACCTTAGGAGTTGAAAAATTTAAAGAAAATCCTAACTTGTTTTTCCCGGATTGGAATTCGGAAACGATGACTTTTTCAACATCGTTGCTCATAAATCCTGTTATTGACACAGAAACAGGAGAATTAAGAGAAATGAACGAGTATGAACAGATTGTTGCTGAAAAGCTCTTTTTAGCGGACGGAGAGTATTTAGATGAAAAGTCTAAGTCCGTCAAGAGAGTTACAAAACCTAATGACTGGAGCGTCTGGGATAGAGAAAACAAAAAATGGAAAGTGGATAACACTTTAATGAACGAAATAAAAAAAGAACTTAAGGAAAAATTGTTACAGAACTTAGCGGAGGCGAAATCAAATTATTTAAATCAGACAATAGAAATAGAAAAAGCTAGTAAAAAGTATATATTTGAGAACAATGAGAAAAACAGAAATAGATTGTCGCTTAAAATATCTCTGATGTGGGTGCTGGAACAAGATAAAATAGAAAAAGTAAAGGCACAAAATGAAAAAGGACTTGTTGAATTTATTGAGTTAAATAAAGCAGAACTGAAAGTTTTAGCTGGGAAAATACAGGATATTATAGAAATTGCAGACATAGCCGAACAAACAGCTGTAACAGGGTTGGAAAGATACACGATTGAGCAGTTGTTAGAGCTTGATGTAAATGATTTTTTCAAAAATTAGAAAGAGGTGATTTAAATGGATAGATTTCAAAAGATATTTGATTATCTGTTAAAAGTCGAAGGAGGGTATAGCGATGACAAATACGATTCAGGAGGAAAAACGAAGTACGGAATTATAGAAGTTGAAGCTCGGAAGTACGGATATAAAGGTCATATGAGAGATATGCCGATTGAGATTGCACGTGATATATATGACAAAAAATATTATCACGGCAACAGGCTTAATGAAGTAGTCGATGACAAGATAGCATTATCCATCTGCGATTGGATTGTTAATAGCGGGACATGGGGTGCTAAAAAAGCGCAGCAGGCTCTTAATATTATCGACGGGTCTGATTTGGCAACTGATGGGAAAATAGGAAATAAAACCTTATTTGCTTTAAATCATGTAGACACTGACAAGTTCTTACAAGTCTATCACGATTTACAACGTAGATTTTATCGTAGCATTGTTGCAAATAGACCAACGCAGAGATTTTTTTTGGGAGGATGGCTGAACAGGGTAGATAGAAAAGAAAAATTTCTGAAAGAAAACTTTTAAACTTTAATATTTTAGTTTTAAGCGTTCCAAAATGATTTTAGGTATAAAAACTCAAAGAAACAAAAAGAATTAAAATTTAAGCTGTTTTTGTGGCTCAAAATACAAATAAAATAAATAAAACAAAGGAGATGTTAAAAATGAAAGAATTTTTATAACAAATGGCAAACGGAGCAGGACAAAATGTTTTGAATTTAATCGGAGTATCAGCGGGAACTTATCTCGTGACAATTTTAGGAAAAGGATTTATGAGATTTTATAAATATCTAATAAATAAAAAAGTTATTAGATTGATTACAAAATTTATACCGCAGGGAATTGCTTTTGGAGATATTTTAAAAGGTACAAAGCCAAATCATGAAGTCTTATTTCAAGCCGTTTTAAGAGTACAAAACTTAGTCTTGAAAGCATTTCCTCCACGGTTAAGACCGACTGTTGACAGATTGATTGATGAACATGCAATAGCAAGAGAAATTGAAAGAGCATTAAATGAAGACAAAATAGTGGGTTTAGCAAAAGCTCCAGCACTGGAAGAATAACAGAAAAACTGGAGCAGAAAACGGAAGAAATAATTGAAAAAACAACTGACAAGGTAGTAGATAAAGCAATTCAAAAGGTAGTGGAGAGCGGAAAACTCTCTGCTACTGATAACAAGCTTAATTTTAATGTTATTGATTATAAAAGAGACTACGGTCGTAGTAATATTTATGCGGATATCAATTATAGAGATAATTTCAGAGGAGACAGAGAATTGCTTGCCAGAGCTGGGTTTATTTACTATCTAGGAAGAAAGTAGGAATAGCAATGCAGTTAAAGGAGCTTATGCTGTACATAGAAAATCATGGGATTTCAATAGTATTCATGTGTCTGACAATAATAATTCTCTATCGTTCTGTAGTGCCTTTTATGAAAGAAGCACTTGAAACACAGAAAGAAATGAAGAAATTCATGCAGAGCATGAACATGAACACCATGAGAGGTAAAGGTCTTGAGATGGTATTAAATTTTACAAGTCAGGGACTAAGATGGAGCTTACAGAAGAGAATAATTCAGTATATCATAGATAATAATATCAGTCTTAACTGGATAATCATTTTAAGAGAAATAGACCTTAAGATTGAGGAGAAAAAACATGAGATATACACAGATTTAAGAGATATAATTGACAAGGCTGTATTAAAAGTTTTTATGACAATTTTAGATGAAGAACTTACTGAAACTAAAAATCTTATAATTGCCTTGCTTGAAGACTTAAAAGAGCATGGCAAACATGATAAATCACTCTATGTAACGGCAGAAAGAAGTGTAGAAACTCATTTTGAGCATTTCGAAAATAGGATGTATAATAAAATAAAAGATTTACTAAATTAGGGTACTTTATGTATCCTATTTTTTAAAAAATACGGTATTTATATATATTATGAAATGCTTGTTTTGTAAGGATTACAAGTAATTATAATAGGGGTATTTTAGGTGTATTTTTAGGTATATTTTTTGTAGAAATTACCATTATTTTTAAATTTTGAAAAAAATAAAAATATTTTATAAAAAAAGCTTGCTTTTTTTATAAAGATATGGTAATATATATGTGTAGGAAGGAGGTGAACACATGAGAGGGTTGAGACATCAAAGAAATTACAGTAAAAAGAAAAGGAATAAAAAAGACGATTATACCAAGTTAATTCCAGTGATAACCGCCTTAGTAAATCTGATAATTGCACTTATCAATTTACTGATTCTAATTCTTAAAGGTAGGAGGTAAAAACCTCCTACCAAATTATACCCTTTCAGAAAAATTATGTCAAATATTTTATTAAGTATATCAGGGTTAATGTTGTGCCTATTTACTTATAAGCATAGTAAGAAAATAACAATTATAACGGCTATATTATACATTATAGGATTATTGTTTTTAGTAAGGAGATAAAAAATGACAAAACCAAGAAGTCTTAAAAAAGGAGAGAGTCCAACATGGGAAGTAGGAAGGAAAGCAACGGGTTTGAAAAGAAATAAAGCATTGACAATGAGATTTACAGAAAACGAAATTGATTTTGTAAATAAAAAACTTGAAGAAATAGGGGGAAGTAAATCAGACGCATTATTGAAAATTTTGGGATTTGAGGTATAATAAAATATAAAATTAGAGGAGTTGACAGATATGAAAGTATTAGAAAATAAAATAATTGAAGATGTGAGAGATACAATTCTTAACGAAGATTTAGATGATTTAAAAGATAATGGAAAACTTGATGACTACTTTGAAAATGAATTAAACATATTCAAGTTTTTTAAAAACTTTGAAATGGATGAAGTAACAGCTCAGTATATAAATTTATATGAAAAACTTATGAATAAAATTGCAGAAAAAGATTTTAATGAAGAAAATTTAAAAGAATTGAGAGAAAAATTCAAAAAAGAAGAAAAATTAATAGAAATGAAAGTTGATAATATGCTTCAAGGAAGATTCTATATTAATAACAAACATGGCAATCTTGAAATAATTGATAGATATGAAAAATTAAGCTTTTCAATATATCATTACTATAAAGATTTATATGAAAAAACAAGTGAGAAAACAGTACAAGAAAAAGAAAAAATACTGCAAGAAACATCTTTAGTACATAATTATTTAAGAGAAAATAGTTTTGCAGCTGTAGCGGATGCAGTTGCTGATGTAAAACTTGCATGTAAATAATAAAAATACCCCTTAACTTTTTAAAGAAAAGGGGTATAATTTATTATATTAATAGTAGCATATTGTATTGTAAATATTGTAGTTTGTTATAATAGTGATTTTTAATAGTGCAAAATGTATTGTAAATAGAGAATACCCTAGTTTAGGAAGAAAGAATTTAATAGCAGCATAATGTTAAATGAAAGAGCCTTGATTGGCTCTTTTTGTTTTTAAGGGTATAATATAATAAAAAAGAGGTGGGATTTATGTACAAAAATTATATTCATGTAGAAATAGATGATAAAGTGTTTAGAATTAATAAAAAGGATGAAAAAGTTCTATTTTTTTATCACATCTATTTGAAAGAAATATTGACAGAAGAAGAAACAGAACTTTTAAGAAAATATCTTGTAGGCAGAAAATACGATAAAGTTTTTGAAATGGAAAAGTTGAAAGGCTTAGTAAAACAAATAACTAAAGAAGAGTATGAACAACTTAAAAAATAAATATTTGCGGGTATTATGGTCACACGCTCGGGCACCATTTTTTTATAAAAAGAAAAAACAGCACTTCTAATATTGTGTCTAACCTTTTGGGGTCAGTAGAAAATTATCAATTTTATTTTCCATTCATTTTAAATTCATATAGTCATTCTATAATACATTTAGATAAAAAAACATAATAAAAAAAAACATAATAAGGAGATAGATTGCTTATGAAAAAGAAAATGTTGAATGTAATATTATTAGGGATAATGA